TTGCTGTAGAACCTAGATTTATAGCACTGTTAATATAGGCATTAGTACCTATTATATTTCCATTAATATTTAATATAGCACTATTAGAGGTAGTTGTTAGTAAATTTATTGTATAATAAAAACTTGTACTACTTTTTGCTAGATAAACATTACCATTTACATTAACTATAGCATTAGCATTTATACAAATAGTACCTAAACCATTAGAAGGTAAAAGAGTGGATTGTGACCCATAAATATCACTATTGAAATTGACAGTACCGTTACCTAAAATATTTATTATTGCAATACTATTAAAAGCTGTTTGACTAAGTTGATTTACAATTAAACCATTTCCACTAATATTAAAATTAACAGTATTTCCTGTTGTATTGTTGGTTTCTACAACAGTATTGGCTGCTAAATTGTTACAAACAATACCATCTCCAGTTTGTACAATATTACGACTTCCACTTAGTGTATTAGGTACTACATATTTACCACCAGCTGTTCCACCATAAACAGTTCCAGTACTTTCAGTCATTTCTAAGCCTTGAACAATAGTAACACCTCCACCACCGTTAGTAGCTGTAATATTTATTCTATAATAAGTGTAAGACGTAGTATTAGCTAAAATACCACTTGTATATGTTATGTTAGTTGGGTCAGACGCTACCGTTTCTAAAACTGTGTAAGTAATCCCATCATTAGAACCCTCGAAAGTCCATGCAGTTGCTCGTTGAGTACCATTGTATTTGTTTAAATAATATCTTTTTATTATTTTTCCAGTTGGAAATTTATAACCAATAAAACAATTAGTAAAACTTGTGGATGACCAAGACGTAGAAGCATTATAATCAAAAACTCTATACGCATTCGATGTATTTTGACCAGCAAAAGCTTCACCACTAGGCTGAGTATTACCAGTCATTAATGGTATAGGCATAGCTGGTAAATAAACATTACTTGCTGTATTTCTTAAACTACCTATTGTAATGTCTTGGTCTATGGTAACGGTAAAATTATTAGCAAAAATAATGTCATCACTTAAAGGTAAAGCCCCATTATCCCAAATAGCTGTATTACTCCAATTTCCATTTCCTATTGCGAATCTTGTAGCCATATTATTCTGGTATTACGAATGCTTGAGCCAACTCAAAACATTCTGTTAATGTTTTATTTAATTGTGTTTCAGATTTAACTTGAACTCTTTGTCCGTCTTGGTCAACATACCAACAGGTCATTACTAAAACGTACATATCACCTTCCATGTTGTTACTTACAAAACTATATTTATAATCTATCATCTTATTTATTTATTTATTAAAACTATGATTGATAGGCGGCTAATTGGTCACCCATTGTTTCAACTGTTGATGCCTTTTTCAATCTTTCACCTATGCTTCCTATTGCTGTTATAGTAGAGGTAGGAACGTCCCACATAGCTGAAGCGTCTAAATAAGCAGTACCTACTGTTGCACCTACAGGCACTCCTTGGCTAACGTATTGTGGCAAGGGAACAGCGCAAGTACCTGTTCTTATAGGATTTGTAGCGTAAGTAACCCCTAGTCTAACGTCTGATTCCATTGGATAAGTCCCCGATGTTGACACATAGGTTAGCGTTATATCTGCACCAGTAGTATTTTGAAATATCCAATATGGTGTTCCTACATTTGACCATCTTATCCTAGAAGCCCAAATAGCCATATTATTACCTTTATTAGTCATACTACCAGTAATTGTAACTAATGTATCTTTTGTAATTATACAAGGTTGGCTAGTAGAGTTAGTCATTGTTGCAGTTCCAACTAAATTTATATTTCCAGAACCACCACTAAAACCACTAATCGCACCTGTCACTATACAAGGGGAAACATCAGAAATAAGATTACCTGTTATATTTATTGTTGCTGTAGAACCTAGATTTATAGCACTGTTAATATAGGCATTAGTACCTATTATATTTCCATTAATATTTAATATAGCACTATTAGAGGTAGTTGTTAGTAAATTTATTGTATAATAAAAAC